CAGAATCTTATTTGATACTTCCATATTTTACTTTTTATTAATTATTTTTGTTTATTATTTGTTCTCTTCTTTGTAAGGCTCTAGCGACCCTTTCTCTGTTTCTATTAGTTTTTTCTTCCTCGAAACCAAGGAATGTTTGTGTAGTTTCGGTATCAATTTCTAAAGTACCATTATCAAATTTACAATTTTCAAAAATGATACCATCTCTACCTAATCTGGATTTAACAATAGCTATTGTAGCTAAACCCATTTCTTTTTGTTGTAGAGTTTTTGCGACTGATATAATTACATGACCAACCTGTGCTTTTTTAATAGAACCACCCATCTGGTCTGTAGTTACTACATCAGAAGATATAGAACTCCTATTTCCTTGTGTTGCTGTCCACCCAGCAACATTAAGTTCGTGACACATACCTTCAAATTTTCTCATCACAGAACCCTCACCTTTCCATTCATCATTAAAAGAACGGTCTGGTAATATACAATCTATATAATCTATAAGTACAATGTCAATCTTAGTTCCTTCAGAAATAATTTTTCTTACTTGATTTTTGATTTGTAACATTGTCATTTCATCTGATGGTAATTTTTTTAGTATTAATTTACCACCAGTTTTTTTCATTTCATCAGCTTTATCTAAAACAGTTTCTTTGTGTTTAGTCAACTCGTCATTAGGAATACCGGTCCAACAAGTAAAATGTTTTCTTTGTATTATCTTAGGATTGTCTTCAAAAAATATTTGTAAGACATTATAACCCATATTAAAAGCGGTATTAGCAAATCTGGTTAACATAGTAGTTTTTCCTACACCTGTTGGTGCCAAAACAACACCTATTTCCCCTTTAGCTAATCCACCATTTAAGATACTATCTAACCCATCTATACCTGTTGGTAGTGGATGTCTATAGTCCTCCTCTAACAATTTTTCTAATTCTGTAAATATTTCAAAACTACCTACATCACCATCACCTATCTTTATAGCGTCTCTAATATATTCTTCACATTTATCATAACTCTCAAAATCACCCTTTTCCATGATACTTTCCACTTTACGAATAGCTTTTTTTAACTCTTGTTGTTTACAAAACTTAATAGATTTTTCTTTAATAAAAAGATGGTCTTCAAAAGAAGCTTCTTTTATTTCTTTTAACATGTCAAAAACATATTTTTGAGCCATTTCAGAAGAAATTTCTATTCTTGTTAACTGGTCAAGTGCATCTAAAGATGGTGCCGTTTGATATTTTTCATAATATTCCTTGATTAATTGCATTATTAATCTAAAATACTGGTTGTCAAAATATTTAGGTACGATAGCGTCGATAATCGATTGGAAAAATTGATTATCCGTTATCATTAAATTAATAAGTTTTAATTGGAAATTGTATCCCAGGTAACCGAAGTTTTTATTTTCATTCATTTAAAATTTCTTTAATTATAAATACATTATTAGTCTACAATGAGACTGTAATCTTGGTAGTTAGTGGTAACTTTTTTTCTTGAGAGTACCTCTGTCAATTCTCTTAGTATCCTAGATATTTGTGGTCTAATATCTACCGTGTATCTAACTTTCGGGGGATAGATGTCGGCATAAAGAATTCTAGAGTATATAGACTTATTACCTTTTTTAATTGTTATCGTAAAATTCTCTTCTTCTTCACTGTTTTTATTTTCATAATTTCTACCACCACACTCTAATAAAAGTAGTGTTTTCCATTTTAATTCGTCTTGAATGTCGTCACATATGTTAGACATTGTGTAGTGTAAATCTAACGAATTAGTCGCTGAATTATTAAAATTTCTTACACTAAAGTATCTTTGACATACGATATTATCATTTAATTTTAGAATGAATTCACATTTTTGCATATTTTCTGTTTTAAATTTCATTATTTTTAGTTTTATTCTTTTTATAAAAATCTTTTTCTATTCGGGATAACCTTAAAAAAGGTTTAATAAAATCCACCCATGAATCACTTTCTTTAGGTAAAATATTAAGAATTCCATCTGACATCATCAAGTTTAATGCATTTTTCCAATCTCTACCTTCAGGGTCTAAAGATTCTTTACTTAAACCCAATACACCTTCTGTAGCTTCATCAGTTAAAAATTCTTTGCCCATTTTTATGATTTCTAGGTTTTTTTCTAATACGGGTAAACCCAATGTACCCTTTTTAGTTACTCCGTTTATTATATTAGTTTCTCTTTTGTTTAATTTTTCTTTATTACTTATATTCTCTATAACATAATTTAAATCGACCTCTTTATCTTTAATTTCAGGTATAATGTTTAAGAGTGATTTTACACCAACTAAACTTATACCATGTATATTATCCGAAGAATCCCCACAAACGGCTTTAACTAACCTAACATTTTCTGGTATTATAAAACAACCATTAAGGGGTACCAAATCACCTTTTTTAAATAGTTTATTGATGGACATAATATATACTGATACGTTTTCTGAAATTAGTTGTAATAAGTCTCTATCTAGTGTAAGTATGATGGTTTCTTCTTTTGTTAAATTACAGTATTCAGCTATCATATCATCAGCTTCACACATTTCAAACTCACCTTGTCTTACGTATAATTCTTCTAGATATTCTTGTACTCTTAATTTTTGTCTATAAAAAGATTCTATTTCTTCTTTTGGTTTGTTAGAGTTCCTTCTATTTTCTTTGTATTCTGGATATATTTCCCTTCTAAAAGATGCATTATTTTTCCCATCCCAAAAAACAACTGTTTTTGTTATTAGGTTAGTTTCTATATGAAATGCTAGGGTTTTGAGGAAATGGAATAGTCCACCTATGTGGTTTTCACCATTATACATATTTTTAATCCCATGAAAACCAGTTTTTAATAATGAGTTACCATCAACTAGGAGTGTCCTTTTCACATTATAATTATAAAGGGTTAAACAATTTTTTTACTTTACTACTTCAACAAGTTCTATTTCAAACTTAAGTTCTTCACCAGCTAGTGGGTGATTTAAATCCACATTAATAGATTCTTCTAGAACTTTAATTATTTGTCCTTGAATTGGTCTACCCATATTGTCTTGACCTTGTACGAATCCATTTTTTTCAAATTTAAAACCTTCTGGGAATTCTTTTTTTTCTACTGATACAACAGCTTCATCTATATAAGGACCATAAGCTTCTTCGGGTTTTAAATTTATTTCTACCTTATCACCCACATCCAATTTTTTTACAGCCTCATTAAAACCTTTTAATAATTTACCATCATCTATAGCAAATTCTAATGGTTCTTTTCTATCTCTACTATTATCAAAAATATCACCATCTTTTAAAGTCCCTACATAGTGTACTCTTACTTTATCACCTTCTTTTAATTTAGTCATTGTCTTTTTCTATTTTTAAATCGAAATCACCACCTACACCTAATTGTTCAGACCAAAAGGTAGCATTTTCTTGTTTATATTTCTCTATTGATTTCTTTTCTTCACTAGCTTCTCTACCAGATATAAAACCATGTGGGGTAATAAGTATCTTACCATCTTCGTAACCCAAACCATTAACATGATTTTTCATGATTGTTATTTTAGTTCTAGTAGCAAACTTCACCTTTCTTTTTTCTTTTACCGCGGAAATGTTTGTCGTTCCAGCATTTTTTTGGTTACCAAATCTAAATACTAGTGTTGAGTTTAACCATAACGATTCTCCTCCCTTAGCTTTAATTTTTGGTTGACCAAATGGGTTATCCGGTAGTTCTACCCATGGTTGATTTACAACAACTAGTGTGTTGGTGTATTTAGAGTCTTGTCTTCTAGATTTGCCTATTCTTTGATTTAACCCCATTCCGATTTTATCGGCTAATGTAGCTGCGTTATGCATTTTACCACCTTTACCTTCAAAAGTCATTTTACAAGGTACCGAACCAACCGAATCCCATAGAAATAATAAATCGTATTCTAGTTCACCTTTATCTTGAGCATCCAGTAAACTATTAATGTAATCAGTAATTTCTTCTATGTATTGGAAGTCGTTATTGAATAGGAAAAATCCGTCCCAGTCCACTTCACCGGTTGTTTTATCAACCACCTCTTCACAATCAAAACCTAAAAGTTTTGCGTGTTCAAACCCCCATTTTTGTTCTGTAATAATTAATACTGGTAATATACCCTTACTTTGTGCATCAACAGCTGCTTTTATTAGAGCAGTAGTTTTTCCAGTATCGGAATGACCCAAAAACATTTGTAAATGTCCCATCGCTGGACCTGGTAAACCAGTAGCATCAAGGAAAGCTTTCCCTAAATCAAAAAATCTTTCTGGTTTAAAGTTAGCTTTCTTTGAGAACTTATTTTTTAAGTCGGAGAATGTTCTTTTTTTCAATGCCATATCTCCTAATTAAAATGGTAAATCTTCGTCTTGTGGGTCGTTTGCTTGTGGGTCAGTACTACTTAAAGTTGTTGTTTGTGTAGTATTCTGTACAGAATTAGGGTCATCATAAACATATTTCTTTTGTTCTGAATCCCAAATTGGGTCTAATCCTTTAGAGATTGCTTCTAAGTATTCAACTGGTTTTTGTGAATAAACGTCCTTCCAAGTTCTTTCATCCCCTGTCCATTCTTTTACTTTAGAATCATCTTCTGATAATTTACCAGGGTCTTCATACATAACGGAAGATACTGTCGTATACTCTCCCCTACCACCTGGTAATGGTACTGCTTGTAGAATTAAGATAAGGTCTCTTCCTTCATTAATATCTGTCACATCACCTTTATTTCTCCAGATTGGGATGATTTTATCGATTGGTCCGTCACCTTTCCAATTATGTTTAAATCTCCAAAACTTAACACCGTCTTCTTCATTATCTCTATCCACAACTTTTACAATGTAGAATTTTTGTGAACGATAAGAACGTGCTAATTCTTTTGATTGTGCGTCACCAGCTAACCTTAAAGCTTCTTCAACTTCATTTAATGGACTTCTTTCACCGGATGGTTTTCCAGTTTCATCTTTTCCTGGGTCATAAAGTTTTTGCCACCTTCCCTGTACTTGTACATTGTGGAAAAATACTTCTTTAAATGGTGATGAACCGTCTGTTGTCGGTACTATTCTGATTCTTTTTTCTCCTGATTTTGTTCCTTTTGGTAACATAATAGAAAGATATTGTTTCATTCTTTCTTCTGATGTCATTTGTGGTTTTGTGGAACCGCCACTTT